TATTACGTGGACCTAAGCAAATTCCCTGGGATGGCAAACTGAACTATGACTATCAACTCTGGATTGATCGTGACATTGTTTTTGACACATCAAAGTTCTGGCAATTGTGTGATCTTGCCCTCTCCGAAGATGGCACAGAGCGTGATATCACTTCTGGGTGGTATTGCACGGAAGATGGACACACAACTTCTGTCGCACACTGGTTGGAGGAAGATGACTTCCGTAAGAACGGTGGTGTGATGAATCATGAAACACTGGAGACGATGGATAAGCGTCGTAAGCCTTTCACCGTAGACTACACTGGTTTTGGTTGGGTTCTGATTAAAAAGGGCGTTTTTGAAAATCTCGAATACCCTTGGTTTGCTCCTAAGATGCAAGTCTTTGAATCTGGTGCAGTTCAGGATATGTGTGGAGAAGACGTTTCATTCTGTCTCGATGCAAAAGAAGCAGGTATTGAAACTTGGTGCGACCCTCGTATTCGAGTTGGTCACGAAAAGACAAGGGTTATCTAATGTCTGAGAGGATGTTTAGAGTTGTTTATGCTGGGCAAGTGCTATCTGAGAATTTAACATATGATCAGACGGCAGATGCCCTTCATGAATTAGCACTAAGATTTTATGAGGACAACATTGATGTTAATGAAATTAAATTGGAGGAAATGAATTAATGGCTGCAAAATCAACTGGTGCATTAAAGAAAAGCGGTTATAGTCCTGGGGCACCGAAAAAGTCTCGTCAAGGAGATGGTCACGGAACCAAATTCGCCGCTTCGTCTCGTAATAAAGCACGTAAACCATCCAGAGGACAAGGTTAGTACAAAAGCATCAAATTCTCGAAAGAAAAAATGATACAGTTAAATCCTACAATCCCAGTCATTACTCCAAAGGGTAATGGTTGGGCATTTTTTTTAATTGATAGATCACAAGAGCATCATCTTGAATGGGTGGTGTTTCTTGATGAAAGTGGCGAATGCTGGACTTTTCAAAATCCAGATATTCGCATTCAAAAAAATTATACATTTTGGAGAAATAATATTTCAGATCTAAAATCTGAAATTAATATAGATAAAAGTATGGGATAGAAACCCCGTAAAAAGTTCTGATTTTAAAGTAAAATCAGTAAACAAAATGAACAAACAACCAGATAGAGATAAGAACTACATGTATGATATGTGGGGAACTGACAAATTAGTTACAGATTATGATTCTATTGAAAACCTGGAGCAACCACCCACAACCTTAGAAGGTTCTAATCATAGGTTTCGTGGGGCAGGAATGCTTAGGGAAATCGTTGAAGATGATATGACACCAAAGAAGCATAATTTCAAAGTTCAGAACGAAATTCATGAAAAAATTCGCAATGATGAAGATTATGATGATTGGTCATATGGAACTGAACCAATTCCTTTGAGGGAATGGAAATAAAAAAACAGTGATAAATATAACTATAATATAATTCTCATAATATGCCATTAGAGCGTGTTAGTATAGGTTTTAAAGATATAAGTCTTTCGTTGAAATACAATCCTTTAACGAAAGACCTTATTACTATTAAAAATGAAACAGCAATTTCACGCTCGCTTCAAAATCTTGTGCTGACTATTTCTGGTGAAAGATTTTTTCAACCATATGTTGGATCTAAAGTAACTGCATTATTGTTTGAAAATGTGAATGATAATACTGCAAGTTCGATTAAAAGTGAGATTGAACTTACAATTCAAAATAATGAGCCAAGGGTAGAACTTATTGAAGTTGTTGTTAATCCAGATTATGATGAAGGTATATTTAATGCAATTATAAAATACTTAATAGTTGGAATTGATGCTCTACCACAACAACTATCATTTGCATTACAACCAACTAGATAAATGTCATTAGTAAATTTTTCGGATTTAGATTTCGATCAAATAAGAACCTCAATCAAAAGTTTTTTGAGGGCAAATTCTACATTCACAGATTATGATTTTGAAGGATCTAATCTGTCTATGTTAATTGATATATTAGCATATAATACATATCTCTCATCATATAATGCCAATATGTTGAGTAATGAAGTATTTTTGGATTCAGCAACATTAAGAGAGAATGTTGTATCCCTTGCAAAGAATGTTGGATATTTACCAAAATCAGTTATTTCTTCTAAAGCAACAATATCATTTTTTATAGATTTAGCAGATTCTACTAATAATCCAATTTCAGTAACTTTAAGAAAAGGTCTGGTTTGTACATCTGCCGCAGTTTACGATAATATTAGTTACACTTTTTGTATAGCAGAAGATGTTACAGTTCCAGTTTCAAATAAAATTGCATTATTTAATAATATTCAAATTAGTGAGGGGAACTTTGTTACAGAGTTCTTTACTGTAGACACTTTAAATAAGTCCCAGAAATTTATTTTAAATAATCCAAATATTGATACAAATAGTATTAGAGTTAAAGTTTCGGATTCAGAAACTAGTTCAGTATCAAGACAGTATAAGTTTATCGATAATATTGCAAATGTAAAAAATACTGATGATATATTCTTTTTAAGTGAAATTGAAGATCAAAGATATGAATTGTTATTCGGTGATGGCACTTTTGGAAGTAAATTAAAAGATAATAACTTTATTACAGTATCTTATATTGTAGCAAATGGAGAAAACGCCAATGGCGTTTCTGAGTTTACTTTTGTTGGTAAATTTGTTGATAATAATGGATCAACACTTATTATAGAATCTCCACTTGTTACCACTGAACTAGCATCCACTGGCGGTTCTGATATAGAATCGGTGGCATCGATTAAAAAGTATGCTCCAAGAGTATATTCAACTCAAAATAGAGCGGTAACTTCTTCAGATTATGAAGCATTAATGCCATCCATCTACACAGAAACGGAATCTGTAACTGTTTTTGGTGGAGAAGAATTGGATCCTCCACAATACGGAAAAGTTTTTATTAGTATAAAACCAGTTAATGGATCTTATGTTCCAAATAATGTTAAAGATAACTTAAAGGTAAAATTAAGAAAATATTCTGTTGCAGGAATTGTTCCAGAATTTTTAGATTTAAAATATCTTTATGTTGAATATGACAGTAAAGTTTATTATAATTCAAATTTAACTAGAACTCCAGATGATTTAAAGACTAACGTGACAAGTAATATAGTCAAATATTCAAAATCAAGTGAACTAAACAAATATGGTGCTAGATTTAAATATAGTAAATTTTTAAAAATTATTGATGATGGTAATAATGCAATTACATCGAATATTACACGAATATCAATTAGAAGAGATTTAAAAATAGAATTAAATACTCTTGCTCAATATGAAATATGTTTCGGCAATGAATTTTATGTAAATGGTAATTGTAGTGGATATAATATAAAAAGTTCTGGATTTAACGTGAGTGGACTAATCGGAACAGTTTATTTTTCGGATATTCCAAATTCTGATAGAAGAATGGGGAAACTTGTTTTATTTCAAGTAAATACTTCAAGTCAACCAGTAATTGTTAGGGAAAATGTTGGTGTAGTGGATTATGTGAAGGGAGAAATTAGAATTAATCCGATTATCATAATTAATACATCTAAGAAAAATTCTGGAGATTTTATAATACAATTTTCAACTACACCAAGATCAAATGATGTTATTGGAAAGCAGGATTTGTATTTAAAATTAGATACAAATAATTCTAGGGTAAATATGTTATCAGACACAATTTCGTCTGGAGAGGACCTCTCAGGATCTCAATATATAATATCATCAAGCTACGCAGACGATTCTCTAACAAGAAATTAATAATATGCTAAATTCAAAAATAAAAATTAGAAATCTTTTAGAGAATCAACTTCCCGCATTTTTACGAGAAGATAATCCAGAATTTTTACAATTTTTAAACGAATATTTCAAATCAAATGAAATTATTGGTGGACCTATTGACATATTGAATAATATAGATCAATATGTCAAATTAGACAACATAAGTGAAATTATATACTATACAACATCAACTCAAGAAATTTCATTTTTTGATGAAGAGTTGTCTGTTGAATCTACAGAAGGATTTCCAGATAATTATGGGTTAATTCAAATTAATGATGAGATTATTTTTTATGAAACTAAAACTGACACAACTTTTCTAAATTGTTCACGCGGATTTAGTGGAATAACATCATATCGTGATACTGTACAAGATAGTTTAATATTTTCACAATCATCCATTCAAGAACATATTTCTGGTTCGGATGTATATAATTTAGGTAATTTATTTTTAAGAGAACTATATAAAAAATTCAAATTTCAATATGCTCCAGGATTTGATGGTATTGATTTTTATGAAGATATTAATGAGAAGATATTAGTATCAAAATTAAAAGATTTTTATGCATCTAAAGGTGCAGATGAATCATTTAAAATTTTATTCAAGTCATTATACAATGCAGAAGTCTCAGTAATCAGACCAAGAGATTTTATAATACAACCATCTGATGCGGATTATAGAATTACTAGAGACCTTGTAGTAGAATCAATACAAGGAAATCCCGAAGATTTGGTAAACTTGACATTGTTCCAAGATGAAACTGATACTATTCAAAGAGCTTCTGGAACAATTACAAAGGTAGAATCTCTTTATAGAAATAACAAAACATACTATCAAATTAGTTTAGATTATAATCCAGATCTCGAAATATTTAATTTTACTGTTCACCCAAAGACAAAGTTATTGCTAAAAACTGAAGATGGGCAAACCTATCTTACAGTTGATTCAACTTTAGGATTTCAGTCTTCTGGCACTTTAAAAACAACTTTTGAAGGGGTAGATTATTTTTTCAATTATTCATCAAAATCATCTACCCAATTTTTTGGATGTACCGATATTTTTGAATTGCCAATAGGAACTGATTTAACAACGCCAGATTATGCTTATGGAACAGATGCTAACGGTAATATAATACAAGTTAGAGTAACTGGAGTATTATCGCAATTAAACTATCCAGATAATACTGCACGTTATTCTGTGGATGATGAAGTTGATATTATATCTTTGGGAATTGATGGATATGGTGTAAAAAATAACGATTGGTTTTTCAATATTTCTCCAGAATATGAAGTTAAAACTATAGTACAATTAACAGAAAAAATAAACGGAGCAGCTAGATTTAGAATAACAACTATTGACGAAAATATACTCTCTATAGGTAGCATTGGTACTATAAAATCTAGCACTGGATTGGCATATGAATTTTTTGTTATTAGTACTGCAGATTTATACACTTTTGATATCAATTTGACGTTTGATATTGATTTAAATGCTAAGTATTATATTTCAAGAGGTATAAATCAAGTAAATTGCCCAAAATATTCAGATGTAAACATTGTTTCTAGTGATGTACAAAATGTTTATGTTGATAAAGATGATTTATATGTTGCATCACCATCTTTACCAACATATTTAAACACTCAATTAGATATTAAAGATTTTCAATTTACTTTTACTGGATCATTTAGTGGCACTACTTTAGATGTTGGTGCTAATAGTTTCTGTACTGGAGATGCTGTATATTATGAATCTCAGGGACCAGAAAATACACTCAATATTCCTGATGGATTGTATTTTATAAAAAAAGAAGGTGAAAATATTATCAAATTATCTACAAGTAGATCAAACATTTTTAATTCAATATTTGTAGAGGTTTATGGGGATGTAGTTGAAAATAAACTTTATTTGTATAATTTCTATGGTAAATCTATACAATCTCAGGAATTAATAAGAAAAATATCAACTCCTGTAGATGATGGAAAATTGTATCCAAATAATCCTGGAAGTATTGGAATTTTTAAAAATGGTGTTGAAATTTTAAGTTATACATCAAATGATACCATTTATTATGGAAAAATGAGGGGGATTGCAGTTTCTTCTGGAGGAAATGGTGATTATGATGTAATTAATCCCCCAATAATTCATATCAATGATGCAGTTGGATCAGGTGCAACTGGTGTTTGTCATGTTAAAGGATCTTTATTTAGAATTGATCTCATTGATGGTGGATTTGATTTTATTGAAGAACCAAAAATATCAATCTTTGGCGGAAATGGTGAAGGTGCAAAGGCAAAATGCAATATGTCTTCAGTATTTCAAGTATCAAAATTTAATTCTGGTTCTGACTACAATTTTGTAGATTTGAGCAATAATACTATTGGTTTTTCTACTTATCATAGATTTAGACAATTAGAGAAAGTAATTTATCTTACTGAAGATCAAACTCCTATAGGAAATTTAGTGCCTAGATCAGTTTATTACTTAAAAGTTGTCGATCCACTTACTGTAAAAGTACATAACAATTATGATGATGCTTTTGTTGGTATAAACACAATTAATTTGTCTAGCAATGGTAGTGGTCTTCACAAATTTCAGTCATTTGAAAAAAAGAAAATAATATCTTCTATAGAAATTTTATCCCCAGGAAAAAATTATACAAATAAAAAATTATTTTTTAAATCTTCCGATATAAATGAATATTCAAATACAATAAAGATAGAAAGTCATGGGTATTT